CCATCTACTCCTGCTACCCACGCCTGCCGCCCACCCACTCCTGCTACCCACGCCTGTCGCCCACCCACTCCTGCCGTCCGTACCACTTGTCCACGTCCGCTGCCCAGCCTAGCCCGTACCACTTGCCCACGTCTGCCGCTCTTGCCATCCAGCCGTCCAGTCGTGCACGACAGTTGTAGTACGTCGGTGGTCTGAGTGGTGGCGGCGTTGGTGGGGTGGTCTCGTCGTCTCCAGCCCCCTCGCCGCGCCTCCCATGGGTGGGGGTGGTGGGGCGCATTAGGGACCCCACCTCAATTTTTTTCCCAATTATTCAACAAATATTCCGGAAGTAACTTCCCAAATCATTTCTCAACTATTCAACAAATATTTCGGAAGTAACTTCCCAAATCATTTCCCAACTATTCAACAAATATTCCGGAAGTAACTTCCCAAATCATTTCTCAACTATTCAACAAATATTCCGATCATTTCCCAACTATTCAACAAATATTCCGATCATTTCCCAATTATTCAACAAATATTCCGGAAGTAACTTCCCAAATCGTTTCTACTTCCATTTCCATTTGAGAAGTTATTTCCATTTACGACCCCCCAACTTCCATTTACCAATTTTCCATCCACATGTCGAAACGACCCCACTACGAATATGAATTCAATAAGTATCGCCAGAAATTGCCTAAATACATCGCTTTTCCAATACATTTTCCGTTGACAACCGTATGCGAGCAAGCTATTTTACAATGCAACGTGAAAGATAATCCTGCAACTCGACGGGGGCAACATGAAAGTTTCCATAAAAATGAAAGCCATCACAACTGTGGAGTTGATGTCACTCAAGTCTGGTGAAGTGTTTTCCTTTCCCGGAGAAACCGATTTTTACATAAAACTCACAATCGGGGATTTCACCATCACACCTGGCGCTGCAGCCAACGGTAAAATTCTTGTTGCTGAAGTAAATACCGGCTATCTTTATTTACTACGCATGACAACTCCTGTTGTTCACCAAGCCAACGCATTTCTTTGCATAGCAGGGGAAAAGTGATATGCCCACGCCTGCGGAATTAGGAATTGCCGAAGGCACCAAGATATTCCCGCCTGCGGGGAAATTCAAACCCTCTGGCATCTACATTCTCCGTGTTGCCTTTGCACCTCACAACCCCCTCCATGATGCTGTTTTGATCTACGGAAGGTATTCTGGAACTCTGCACAGTCCTGGATATGAGGATCCGATTAATTTGGGAGAGGTGTATTGCTTCAGGCATTTGGTAACTTTGTTCGAGACTATCACTGATTTCAACTTTTTCGGTTGCTGCGGTGATACTGTGGAAGACTGGAAGCAACCATAGGTTTCAAAAACCGCCTCTTTTCCAGCTTATTTTCCTATTGACACCACTTTGTGAACGAAGTATTTTGTGATGTAGTGGTGGTGAATTTTTAACAATGGGTTTGGGTATGCGAACTTCTGAAGTTGGATCCTTGAAGCCTACCAAGGGAGCGGTTGCAAAAACCGGTCTCATTTTGATCGCGTTTGACGCGATCCAAGAATGCAAAGGATCAGATTGTCCGATCTACGAGGACTGTCCGTACGTCAAAAAAGGCAGATGCACCATTGAGTTGAAATACTTGGACGCGGTGCAAACTTCCATTTTTAAAGACATCGGCACGAAGATGACTCAGAATCTCCAGAACAAAATCACCCTGTTCGTGATGCCGATGTTTCAGCAGCTCATCAGAATGAAAATGGAGGCTTTCTCTGTTCAGCGAGTTACATACGTCAACCGTCAGGGCACGGTAAAGATCCATCCCATCTACTCGGAAATCCGCTCTGTGATCCAAAGCCTTTGCAGGACGATGGAGCATCTGGGCATGTCGGGTGACTACTTGGATGCGATCGAGGCAAGTCCCGGCGATGCTGCTCACTGGAACATTTACGACGGAATGTCGGGGTATGCGGCCCACCTTGCCAGGAATGACGCAGAGAAGAGCCTCTTCCCTGACGGACGACACAAGGGCATTAGGCGCAAACGCTTGACGGACGAAGATGCTCGTCGTTTGAGCAACGCGAAAGACATAGGGGGGCAAGTGTATGACGTAAATTCCCCCATAGCGGAGAACGAAGAATTCGAAGAAATTTCAGATGAAGGAACTTCTTTGAATTACGAGGAAGAAGATGATCAAGAAGGGTAAGCCCAGAACCAAGGGCGGAATGGCTCCCTCCCTTCCCCCTGACTGGTCTAAATTCAAATCTCCCTTTTTCTATCGCAACGGGGCTGAAGGGTTTATCTCTTGGGTTGAGGACAACTGCTACTTTCCTCTCTATCCTACAGGTTCCGATATAGCAGTTTGGGTTCCTGCGCATTCGCTTCCCGAGGAGTACAAGGTTATTTGGGAAGGTCAAAAGACCGTTGTTAGAGAAGTTCTAAAAATGAAAGACGGTAAATTCGTTTACCGATTGATTGTTTTGTGTTGGATGCGAGGAGAAGGTAAATCGTTTCTCGCCTGTTTAATTCAATTATGGAAGTTTTTCAATTGGACTCGTCAAAATATCGTGCTCGGTGCCAACTCCAAGGAGCAAACAAAGTTCGTCCACTATGATATTATGCGGGACATTATTCTGAATAGTCCCAACTTACTTGTCATTGTGGGCAGAAAAAATGTTCAGGAGAAGGAAATCAAAATCAAAAATGAAAAGGGTGAAGTGGAGTCCACAATCAAAGCCATTTCGTCTTTTTCGGGCATTGTCTCCAACATCACAGGTTATACGTTTTCTGAAATATTTGATATGAAGAACCCGAAGTTCTTTGTTCAGCTTGATGGCTCTACACGAAATATCCCGAATGCTCTTGGAGTGATTGACTCCACAGTTTCTGCCAAAACTCACGTTCTATACAAACTCTATACAGCTTTCATTTCTGGTAAAGATAAACTTCTCTTTTTCTCTTACAGATCTTCTCCCACAGCCGACTCTGCTGACTTTTGGAACCCCCATATGACCCACGAACAGTTGCGGTCATATGAGGAACGATTCCCGTTTGGTGAATTTGACAGATATTTCAAAAACGTCTGGTCTGCTGGTGTAAAACGAGTTTTCACGGACGATATCGTGGATGCCACACACTATGTTGGTTGCGACGGTGTTGTTGGTAATCATGAGCAGGTTATAGCTCTTCTTCGGAAAAAGCACCACATGCTCGATCAAATTGCAGATTTTAACAAAAAATCGCAAATTCATTTAGAAAATACTGGTTCAGAATTACAGTTTTACAACAATACCGCTGCTCTTGATGAAATTGAAAGTCGGCTTATACCTATTGATGCCACTTTCCGATTTGAAAAAGACTTTAATGGCGAGTTTCGAGCAAGTTTGAGTGACTTGGAACAGTTATCAGAGTTGTATGATACAAATTGGGCGATTGGAGTGGGACTTGACCGTTCTGACCCAATGGCTAAATACCCCCTCGCCAGAACAATCTTTACAGTTACCGCAAAAGGACTGCCCGGAAGCAAATCAAATCCCAGACAATACTATGAAACTGGTAAAGTTCCCAAGTACATTTACATCAATCTCCAGCTTTCAGTAGTTATAGAAAATAACTTGGAAGAAATCAAACGTCTCGTTGAGGCGGTGATCGACGAGTACGACGGTGTTGATGCCCTCTGCTTTGAAAAGTGGGGCGCATTTGACTTGGCTCCTTGGTGTGAAGAAAGGGGCATTCAATCAGAATTCATTTCTCCTTCTTATGTAAAGCAGAAAGAGGCTTTTTCGGAATTGTACCTTATTTGGAGAGACGGCAGGTACAAGTCGCCTGTGATTCCAATTCGAGGTTCCAAAGAATCAGATATTCTTAGAGAAGAGGCCAGACTCTTTGACCATGATTCCGAACATAAGGAATTTGGTTCTCCTGAAAAGGGGGAAAAGGGCGGTGTACAGGATGACTGTATGTATTCCCTGGGGTGGTGCATTTACGGCACCAGGAATTTGGGAATAAACGATTTTAGGGAAAGAAAGAGCGATAAGGCTTTTGGAACGTTCATTCCGAATAAGGAATTGTCAGGCGCTTGGTAGAAACTTTTTCAAAGAGTGCTTTACATCTACAAAATTTTGTAGTATAGAGTATCCAAAGAGGTGTATTATGTCGGATGAAGAATTTGGTGTGGAGTTTCCCGCCGACAAAGTGAACGAGGACTTGCTCACTCTTCCGGATGAAGAACTGGAAAAGTTAGCATTTGCCGTTCCCTGGCAGGAACCCGACTACTCTATTCCGAGAAAAGACGCTGACGGATTTGATGTTTTTCCTGAAATCGATGCGTTCCTTAATTTTCCCGCACTCCAAAGAGCTTGTTGGCTCAAGTTCCTCAAGTCTCCGCCCGTAAACTCCTCCATCAGAGATTTGGTCGGTCGTTTGGCGGGAAGGGGTTTCTCCGTTACTTCTGAAGTATTCGAGATTCAGAAAAAGGTGGATGATATTTCCAACGATCTCAGAAACCGACTCTATCTCATGCTGCCGAAGTTCATAGCTCGCGCTTCTGTGGAAGGAGAACTGTTCTTGTGTTTCACTTTGCACGAGGATGGTTTCGTGGAAATAGACTTTATGGACCCGTCCACTCTCAGGGGTCCTGGAGCTTCAGGAATTCTTTTCCACCCGAAAAAGCCTACTCTTCCGTTGGCTTATTTTTTCGATAGAACTTCTAATGGAGTTTCGGATCCCTTTGCGGTTCCTTCGATTTTCTGTGCTTACTATCCGGAGCTGCTCGATATTTTGGAAGGAATTCCGGAATATCGAGAAGCGGATATGAGTACTTCCAAAGTATCTGGTAAGGAGTTTTCACAATTTCACGGTTACTTTCGTTTCATTGTTCAATGGGATAAATCGTACTTCACTCCAAGAAATTTGTCTCATGTTAGGACAGTTCTTGAGTGGGTCAGTTACTATGAAAATCTGAAAAAATATGAGATCGACCATAAAAAATCGAGCGGCGCGTATTTGTGGGTTTTCACAATCGAAGACGCGAAAGCGTTCCGCATGTGGTTGGCTCTTTCCCCGGAGGAAAGGAAGAAGACTGGTATTGAGTCAAAAAAGACTCCCGGCGGCACTATCATTCTTCCTCCAGGAATCAAGCTCGAAGTCAAAAATCCCCAACTTCCCAAAATATCGGATCAGGATAATGACATTTTGCAAATGGTCATTTCGGGGTTGAATGCTCCTGAGGATATGATCATTGGTAAAGCCGGTTCGTATGGGTCTACGAAGGTTTCTCGTGGTCCTCAGAGTGACCGCATTTCCGATGAAATCGAATACTTGGAAAGATTCCTCAGATATGATTTTTGGCGCCACGTGTTCTTTTTGTGTTCCTCCAAATCCAACTTCCCCAAAACTTTCAAGAGGGAAGAGGTCATTGATTTCAAGAACAAAAAGCCTGTGAAGAAAAAGATAGATCGAGAGCCCCATGAACTTCTCGACTTCACCTTCCCTGTTTCTGAAATACAAGATCTGGAATCTGTTTCTCGTGCTCTTCTCGGCGTCAAGCACGGCAACGTCAATAATACTTTGGGAATTTCTCATAAAACCATCTCCAAGCGTCTTGGTATTGGCGATTGGGACAGGCAACGTAGGATTACCGCAATGGAAGAAGAGAGATACCCCAAGTTGCAAATTGAAGTTGACCAAGAATCAGTTCAAGAAAAGACTGAAGGGGAACCTTCCAAGAAGGAAGGCGGGGTTTCGGAAAAGAAGGAAGAATCTTCCGTAAAAAAGACGAACAAAGCTCAGGATAAAAAATCTTCTGAGTAGGGTTGACATCTTTCTTTCTATAGTGTAAGACATACAGGAATGGAGGCTGCCATGCCCACTCGTGTTTCAAAAAGAGTTCCCAAAAACGCCCTCATGTTTGAGGAGGGTTCCGAGTTCACCCTCTCTGACAAGGGAGACGGGTCGAGCAAACGAACGATGCAAATGCTCGCCTATTCCGGCGGTGTTATCAAAAATCACTGGTTTTGGGGGGACCTCGCAATTGATGTTACTGGGCTGAAATTCCCCAAAACGGTCATTCCTGTTCTTGAAAGCCACTCCACGGATCGGAAAGTCGGCACCACCAAAAAGCCCTCTGTGGAAAATAACCAAGTGTTTTTTGAGAAAATCGAATTTCTCGATACCCCGTATGCGGACGAATTTATTCGTCTGTCGGATCAGGGGTTTCCCTATCAAGCGAGCATTGCGGCTCGACCGCTGAAAATCGAATATCTGAAAGACGGCGCATCTGCCGAAGTCAACGGCTACACACTGAAAGGCCCGGCGACGATTTGGAGGGAAGCGAACTTTCGTGAAACCTCCATTTGTGTTTTTGGCTACGACTCCCAAACCAGTTCCAAAGCTATGTCCAAGGATGACGAGTTTGAAGATCTGGAGTTTGAGTCGGTGAATGCTTTCAACCAAAACCCTGAAGATCAGGAGGAGCCTATGCCGTTCGATTTCAAGAAGGCAAAGGCGGAGAACCCGGAAGCCTTCGCCGAGTACGAGCGCGAAATCCGGACCGCCGCGGAGACTTCGGCAAAGGAGAGTTTCGAGAAGATCGTGTCCGAAAAGGATAAGGAGATCGAGACCCTCAAGAGCCAGGCCTCCGAAATGGCAAAGGATAACCAGAATCTGGGTGTCCGTCTGGCCCAGCTGGAAAAGAAGGACGCTCTGCGCGACGAGGCCGAGAAGGCCCGCATCGCTCACGACCACTTCAAGGCCCAGCTTTCCGAGAGCAGCATCCCTGTGCATCTGCATGAAAAGGTCATGCGTCAGATCTCCCACACTGACTTCTGCGACGAGAAGACGGGCTCCCTGGACATGGAAAAATTCTCGGCTGCCGTCAAGGCCGAGATCAGTTCTTGGGGCGATTTCAAGTCTCCCAAGATCGCCGGGATGGGTGCGACTGGTCGTACCGTGGCGGATGAGGAGGGCACCAACGACAAGCTCTCCGAGGATGAGGATGCCGCTGTCAGGCGGATGGCCGCCGTGACCAATCACGACGAAACCGAGAAGTAGGAGGAACTCCTATGCCCATTTACGGCGATAAGCCGCAGGTCAACAGGGGATTTGAGAGCGATTACCGCCAGCTGTTTTACAGCCAGTCGGACATTGCTCTGATTCTCAACAAGACCGTGCAGGCCGGCTATGGCCTTCTTCCGACAGGCACCGTGATGGCGGAGCCGACGGTTTCCGGGGAGCTCGTTCCCTACCCCATGGTTGCTTTTTCCGGTGAGGACTTCACCGATTCCAAACATGCGGCATACATGCCCCTGGTTCTGGACGGCACGTCCGATGATTGGATCTACGTTTCCAACGCAGACGCCAAGAAGGTGCGCGTGGGTCAGAGCCTGGCCCTCGCCTACTACAACTCTGACTACGTCTACGTCGATCTGGGCGCCGTCACCGGGATCACCTTCGATTCCGGTGTCAACGGTCGTGCCAAGATCGCTGTCACCAATGACCCGACCACGGGCGCCACTGTCGCTCGTCAGGCCGCTGCCTACGTCAAAACGGATACCTCGAGTCCGTACGCCAAGGCCAAGTTCATCTTGGACAAGGGTATTGACACCGGTGTCGGTTCCAACGCCCTCGGTGCTCTGACGTCCGTGGTCATGTCCAACGCGGTGTTGTACAAGGGCTCCATGCCCAACTACGATTCCGCTGCCAAGACTGATCTCTCCGCTGAGGAGACTGGTCAGTTCGTCATCCTGAAGTAGGAGGGAGAGATCATGCCCAAGGGAGTTGATATTCCGGCACTGCGCCTCTCCACGCTCACGAAGCTGGTGGAGACGGACATGAAGGTCGCACCGGGCTATTTCCAGGCCCAGTTCCCGACCAGCACCTACCCGTCGGACACCGTTGAATGGGAGAGCATCGTGGGCAACCTGGGGCTCACCCCGTTCGTTGCACCCGGCACTGTTTCCCCGACCCTGGCCCCTTCCGGCGTCGGCACGCACTCTGCCAAGGCGGCGTTCTGGAAGGAAAAGATGTATATGGACGAGGAGTGGCTGAACAACCTTCGCAAGCCTGGCGCCCGCGATGTCTACGAGACCGCGGAGCGCAAGCTCGCTCGTGAACTCTTCAAGATGAAAAACCGGTGCATGAGGCGTCGGGAGTGGATGTGTGCCAAGGCGCTCATCAACGACGGCTTCTCCTACCAGGTCACCGGCGGCACCGTGTTCACCCTGGACTACGGTCGCCCGTCCGAACACGAGGTTCAGCTCGTTGGCAACTACCGTTGGGAAAACGGAACGTCCGACAGCATCGACATCCTCGGCGATGTGTACGACGCCAAGGAGGCGATCTCGAACGCCACCGACGACGAACCGACCACCATGCTGTTCAACAGCCACACCGCTCGTCTGCTCGTCGAGGACTCCGGCATCCAGAACCTGCTGAAGAAATCCAACTTCGGCAACGGCGATCTCTTCACCAGGACTGGCCCGGTTCTGTCTTCGCTGTTCGGCATCCCGAATGTGGTCATCATGGACGCCAAGTATAAGGTCTATGCCTACATCACCGCCATTTCCGGTACCACGATGTACGTGGACGATGTGGCGGACATCGAAGTGGGTATGGTCGGACGCTTCAAGAACATGCGCTCCGGCACCTACGAGGATGAAACCGTTTCGGCGGTGGATTACCTCACCGGAACCGTGACCTTCGCTTCGGCCCCGTCTGCCACGTTTGTGGCTGGTCGTGACCGCATCGAGTTCACCAAGAAGTTCGTGTCCGATACGGACGTGCTCTTCTACACTCCGCGTGTGGAAGGCGCCCCGATTCTGGAGTTCATGAACGTTCCGTTCGGTCTGGATCGTCGATACGGTCTCAAGGTCGATCGTATGGAGGAGTGGGACCCCGAGGGTCTCTGGATCCGTGTCCAGAACAAGGGCCTCCCGATCATCTACAACCGCGACGCCACGTACCTGCTCAAGCACGACTAGGGCGGTACTCAACACAACGGAGAAAGCCAATGCTGATCCAGTTTGTCAAAACTTGTAAGTTCAGGGATATGGGGCGCAACAGGCGCCCCGCCCTGTTCACTGCGGGCTCGATTCTGGATACGGAAAAGAGCAGGGAATTCTCGAGTGAATTTCTCAAGGAACTCGAGGAATACGCTGGAAACGGCGGAGACGGAGTTGTGGTGTTGTCGGGAGCCCCCACGAACACCTTCAAGAGGTCCGTCGTCAAGAATTCCGCGCAGAATGACGCGAGTTCGGCCGGAGAAAACAGCGGGGATACTGACACGGGGGAAAATGCTTCCCCTGAAAAACTCGACGAAGAGACCAAGGGAAAAGACGGCAGCAAGGGCGACGAAGACAAGGGCACTGTGAAGCCTAAGACTTCTCCTCAGCACCGCCGCCGCACCACCAGCAAGTAGCGGATTGACCGTTATAGGAGACTAAAAATGGATCAGGCTGCCCTGCTCGTCAAAGTGAAAATCATGATGGGTGACCTGTCTACCAAAGTATCCGATTTGGGGTATGTGGAAGCCGTTGAAACTGCGGAAGTGGAACTCGGCTGGACACTGCCCCTTTCGGATTCTGAATCCGCTGTGGACAAGTTCAAGCGGAATTGGATGGCTCGGAGAACCCAACGTCACGTTCTCCACCTCCTAAGAGTTGTTTCTGCTGACAAGTTCAAGCACAAACAAGAGAATTTGCAACACAGATTCGAACAATACTCTGCCCTCATCAAATCTATGGATGAGGAGTTTTTACAAACTGTGGAAGAAAATCCTGATATGTTTTCCAATGTCGATGTTGAGCGACTTTTTGGAACCTACGTTGGTCCTGGTTTTGTTTACGATGTCGCCGGCAATGATATCACCTACAAGGTGTGAACATGGGACTTGGTGAAGACGTAAAGGAAGTTTTACGAGACGTAGGACTTGGTTTCACAATCCATAAGTTCGACGGAACCTCTATTTCCGGCGAATTTTTGGATTACACAGTGAACCGCCAAGTGACAAAGCCTTTCATTCGGGAATTTTTTCTCGAAATAATGTTGCCTTACGATACACAAGCAGTCGCTGGCGATTTGATTTCTTTTGACGGTGACGGAAGAAGGTTTTTAATCATGAACCTTACTCCTGAAATTTTTGAAGGAGATATAACCGAGTTCAACGCCGTTTTGTATAAAGTAAATGCGAGTGGTGAAGTTTTTAGAGCTTCTGGAGAAATGAATTCTGACTATCACACCACGGAAACATGGCAGCGAGTTGCAGGGTGTGAAGTTTTGATAACTGAAAGATTGTTTGGAACTGAACTTGATCAGTTTTCTATCATAGGTCAAGTGGAAGTTGAAGCAAATGATCTTTATATTTCTGGAAATGCAGGCATTCGGCCTATGGATAGATTCCAAGTAAATCCCCCTTCAGGGGAAGTTTACAAAGTGGAAGTGGTCAAACGACATCAGTTTGATAACGTCCACGTTTGCACTATTGTTGAGGATACCAGGGCGTGAGCACCGCAACCAAGGGGAATTACAATGGCAAACATTTTGTTGGTGGGGGAACACCCTCTTAGCTACACCGGAAATGCCAATATGATGCAAGCTCTTTTCGATTTAATAGATCGAAGGGAGCATAATGTTTGCATCTTTGCTGCCAATGAAGTTCATCCCCAATTCTACGGGGATGTTTTTGTTTCTCCTGCGGTAAATATCATCCCTGCGTATTCCAATCAGGATACTTGGGGAAAAAGGAAGCTCCTCCAAATTTTGGCTACACAAAAAATCGATATTTTGATTTTTGTGGGTCTTGACATTTGGAGGTATGTTGACATTTTTGATCAAATCGAAAAACTTCGTCAGGAAAAAAGTTTCAAATGGGTTTGCCTCTTTCCTTACGATCTTCAAGAACTTCGTGGGGATTGGATGGCTTGGATCAACTATGTCCAGTTCCCTGTGGTCTATTCCAAGTACGGGCGAGATCTTCTCATTGAGGAGATACCGAAAATCAAGTATTTTCGTCCGCCCCTCAGAAACTCGCACTTGTTTAGACCTCCTACTCAAAGTCAAAAAAAGGAATGTAGGGATAAGTATTTTCCCAACATTCCTGAAAGTGCAACCGTATTTGGTTTTATTGGGGCTAATCAAATCAGAAAAGGTATTCCCCGTTTAGTAAAGGGCTTTGCGGAAGCCCTTAAACGGGAGCCTAATATGATTCTCTACATGCACACCAACCCCGACTCGGGTGTGTATAGACTCCGGCAACTTCTGGTTGATTACAATCTCCAACCCGGTCAAGTTTTGTTCAAGTCCGATACGTCCATTTTGGGCGAAGAGGATATGCACGAAATTTACTGGGCTTTGGATTCTTACATCAATGTATCCGTGCAAGAAGGTTTGTCCTGGACGGTGTTGGAAGCTCTTCTCTGCGGTCTTCCTGTAATCGCTTCTGACAGTACAGCGCACACGGAGTTGGTTAAAGATGTAGGCTATTTGGTGAAGCCCACGGAAACTGAGTTTCTCCCTCTTTTCACTGCAACGGGCCCTTCCTACGTGGAAGGAAAAGCCTGCTCTCCTAAAGCGATTTCCGAAGCATTTATCCATATTCATGTTTCTAAGCAGAATCCTTCTGTCATAGGCGATCTTTCTTCCAAAGCATTTCAAAGGGGTATGGATTGGCTCAACGGAGTTTCTCGTATTGACAGTTTGTTGGAAATGGGGGAAGACACCGGATTTCGCAAACCCGGAATACTTTTTGCTCAGCATTCCTCTGCCGGCGATGTACTCATGACCACGCAGGTTTTCAAAGGTTTGAAGGAACGACACCCGGGTAAACCTTTGATTTACATGACACAACCGAAATTCCAGGGCATTCTCAAAAACAATCCCTACATCGATGAAATTATCGATTGGGACAGAAAGAAACTCCAAAATTATTACGAGCATACCTACAGCCCTCATGCGGATAAAATCGTTCTTGGGGGATGGAATCAATTGGACGTGAAACTCTATGAGATGTACTACAAACTCACTGGAGTGGAGCCAGACAATATGTTCATGGAAGAAACTTCTGTGAAAGTTTCCTTTCAGAACAATCCGTATGTTCTTGTTCAAACCACGGGCGGGGATCCACAGTATCGCACTTACGAACATATGAGCAAAGCCATTAAGTTGATTAAGGAAAAACACCCCGAGTTCACATTTGTTCAAATTGGCAATTTGAGTGATGACAACTGCAAAGAGTGTTTGTTCGATTTGAGGGGGAGACTTACTTGGGGAGAATCGGCCTTTTTGATGAGAAGAGCAAAAGCCGCAATCGTTATAGACTCCTTTCCTGCTCATCTTGCAGGATACACAAATACACCGGCAGTGATACTCTTTGGTCCTGCTCCGGCTAGGGTCACACAGCCCCGCTATTTTGACGAAAGCACATTACGAATTCTGCTGGAACCCGACAGGGTTATCAAATGCCCTGTGATGACTACTTGTTGGGGTAATCCTTCTAAGGCTAGATGTACCAGGCCTTGTATTAATGAAATAACCCCTGAGGAAGTTTGTGAGGCTTTCTCCAAATTGAGGGAGGTCATCGATGTCTGATGTCTTTTTTCTCACCGGTGTGGGCAGATCGGGCACCACTATTTTTGGAAGAATGCTCAACATGGTTGAGGGCGTTGGGTGTGTTCATGAGTCTGGCCAACTCATAAGAGAAGCCTGCACCGATAAGAAAGATCGAAACAGGCTTTTGTTTCCCCAAAAAATTCCCAATGCTCTTACTCATCAAATTCTTGTTCAGTATCCTGAAAAGGAAAAAGAACACTTGAAATTGGTGGGAATTAAGGTTCCTCATCCCGATGCTTTTCACGATCTCATGTTGCATTTTCCTGTTCTCAAAGTTTTGGGTCTTGTGCGGCACCCACTTGATATTTGGCTTTCGCAGCACAATTGCGAGATGAAGAACACCAATCCTGGGTGGCCTTCTCACATATCTGGTTTTTCCGACGGAAAGTACAAAATTCAAATGATTGTTAACTACTTTGCACTCATGGACAATATCAAGCGAACTAAAATGATTCGCTATGAAGATTTGATATCAGATCCCTATGTTTTGGTCGAGGTTTGTAAGTATCTTGGTATTTCCCTCGACATTGAACTTTCTGAAAAAATCTTGGATTCGGCTGCTGAAGACGGGGGACGTCCTGAGGGCACTATTCATCTTCGGAAAGGATGTATTGAAGACACAACTCGCAGCATGTTCCCTGAAATGGTAAAAAGATACTGTTCCTGGATTGAGGGGAGTCCGGTACTTCAGGCTCTCATGTCCAAGTATGACTACACCCTGTAGGAGGAATTATGACCACTCAAAGAACGGAAGAAATGGAAAATTACCTCAAAATGGTAGTGGAACGCAATGCTTTTAGAACGGAAGTGATCAGGAATTACTTCCCTAAAGGCGGCGTTGGTGTGGAAGTGGGTGTTCTTTTCGGAGACTTTTCTGCCATCCTTCTCAAAGAGGCAAAGTGCTCGAAACTTCATTTGGTTGATCCTTGGGCACAGTTCGCTCCTACTCGAAAGACTTCTCCGAGTGTTGCTTTCGAGTTTGTTCAGGAACGATTCAAACGAGTCAAAAAAGTAGTCATTCATCGCCAGCATTCGAAAGACGCGGCGGAGAAATTTGAAAACGAGTCTCTGGATTTTGTTTACATAGACGGCAACCATTCCTACCTGGCTTGTATGGAAGACCTTAAAGCCTGGTACCCGAAAGTGAAATCCGGCGGAATTCTTTCCGGGGATGATTTTGGCCGAATAGTCAACGGAACATACCACGGAGTGGTAAGAGCCCTTCCTGATTTCATTCTGGGGGATATTGACAGATTTACCGAAATTCACATTCTGCGCGATCAGTATGTGATGAGGAAGAAATGATCACTTTGTTCATGCTTCCTGGCGGTACTGACATGGAGCGCGTTCGTTGTGCTCGCTCCATGTCAGGAGTTTCTCCTTCAGTGAAAGTGGTGGAACTTAAAGAAAACGTATTTGATGTTCATTGGTTGGGTGTTTTAGACACTCCTTGGTATTTCATGCTTTATGGGTACGAGTATTTGGATAACAATTTGAAACTCGTAATTCCTAGACTTTTTTTCCGTACCACTCATTTCTTTTTGTTTCATAAAAAAGAAATGATTGGAAAAAAGACGAAACTTTCAATAGCTCCCAGAATGTTTAGAGATTTTGTAAAATTGAGACCCGACTGCCTTCTTCCTCAAAATGAAAATCTTCTTGTTCGAGAAACTATATTGGATGGTTGGATCAGATGTTAGCAAATGGATTTGGGTTCGAAGTAACCTTTGAAGGCATTCCCAGAATCTTAGAAGCCTTTGACAGGTTACTTTTGACCACGGATCATCTTCTCAAAGACAACGGGGGGGAGTTTATCCGTAAGTGTGCTTCTATAATGGCAGATATGATAAAAAACGGTATTGCTACCGAAAAGTATGCTCATAGCGGTTTTGGTGGTTACGGATCCTACTCGGAGTTATACATCAAATGGAAAAAAGATCAAGGTTTGGATAAAGGCTGGTTGCAGCTTCGTGGAGACCTTTTGGAAAGTATCACCTTCTTTCCTTTTAACAAAGGGTGGATGGCAGGTGTTCCGAGAGGCACTACTGGTCAAGACGGAAGACCGGTAGCTCTGCGAGGGGTTGCTCATGAGTTTGGTTCTGAAAAAGAAAAAATTCCTGCTAGGCCTTTCATTCGTCCAGCTATGGTGGATTTTATCAACCAGGAATGGCCGAAAATTAAACACGAACCCGTGGAAAAATTAAAAGACGCATGGAGATAATTGTGGAAATACTTGACATCATCCCGGAAGAAGTGCATGTTATTTTAAAGATCCGTGTGACAGAACTCGATCTTCTGAAAACTGTCCTTGACAAGGTTGAAATCGTGATAAACAAGGACAACGAGAAGGAAGTGAGAGCCGCGAGTTACTTGACAACCGAGTTTTACCCGTTTATCGAGAAAACCCTCAAAAGCCTTGGGGGGTAACGAGATGGTTCTGGACCCCACTGTTAGGGAATCCAACCTGAAGGACTCCATAAAAAGGTTCCTTCACAGCAACAAGGCCAATCTTTCCGCTTCAGGCCCAGTTCCTCTTCTTTTCGATAAATCCCTTGCAGAACCCGCAGTTCAGCGCGGACCCGAAACAGCGGACAAATGGATCGCTGTTACTTTCGGTAGAGTTGATTTTGGCACTGTTTCCAGAGCAGTGCTTTATCTCAACGTTTGTACCAGAAAGGACCCTGAGGGGTATAAACTGTCTCAACTTCGGGACAGGCTTTTAGGTTTGTTTTTTGATCCTGATTACGCTAATGGAAAAATTCCTATTCCCCTTTATCAAAGCAATACTGATCCTTGGACAATTATTGGACATATGCTCCCTGTTATCACGTATGAAACTGGCGGAAGATTTGAAAGAGATGAGACCAAGTTCAAATCCATAACTTTGGAATTACGATGGGGAGCTCGAGGATGAGCGGCTTTGTAAATTGCGAAAAGTGCCATAAACGCCTGTTGAAGAGACTTCCCAATGGTCTTTTTGAATTTCGTTTTGGACGGAGACTCGATTCAAAAGGTGTTGATAAAGACGACCCGCCGGTTCACCTTTATGTAAACGGTTCTATAAAGATCAAGTGTTTGCGCGGGGGCTGCGGACACTGGAATATTTTCACTTTCTTCCCGAATACCGAATTTCAGGAAGAACAATCGGATATCCGAATCGAACAAACGACAAACAAAATATCCGAATAGGAGGTTTTTATGGCTGGTGGACCTGTTACCCGTTACTCCGCGTCGGTTGCGCTGGGTCTCGCTCGCATTCTGATCGGTGCTTCGGCAGCGAACATTGCGACCAGAGACAAGGCGCTTTCGGCGGACGACTCCATCGGTTCCTTGGCCACGACCAAGCTGATGGCGACTTCGGAGTTCTGGAAGCACGAGTCGGGGTTTCCCCTCAAGGAGGACATCTCCATTCCCACTCGTGAAAGCGTTTCCATGGAATGTCAGTTCGAGGAACTGACCCCGTTCAACATCGCCTTGGCTCGCGGTCTCGACTCCTCTGCCCTGGGCATGTCCAAGACCACGCTGTCCGGCGAAATTAACCTCGGCGGCCTCACTTCCCCTGCGTACATCCGCATGGAAGCGGAGTACACCTACCCGGACGGTATTCACATGATGAATATCGTGTTCCCTCGTGCGCAGATCACTTCCAACTTGGAAGTGGACTTGCAGAAGGAGGACAACGCCAAGCCCCCGATCGTGATCGAGTCCAAGATCGCCAGTTCGGAAGTTTCCGGCGGCAGTTCGGTTTGGGATAACAGCCCCCTGGGCCGCATTTACTGGACCTAAACCATCAACTTCGTCGGGGGCCAATGCCCCCGACGTTAAATAAAGGAGGCCGCAAATGGCATCATTGCAACCCAAGTTCAGAAAGCAGTGGATTGGACTGGAAGAGTCCGAGATGGTCGAAGTTACGATCAAACCCATGTCCATTGCGTCCCAGCTTCGTTTCAAAGAAACAATTCAAAGAATTTCGAATGCCCTGAAGGAAGAAGGCTTCGAGGTGATGGCCCTGAGTAACCTCGATTTTGTGGTGTTTCTCATGGGTCTGTTGGAAGAAAGCATCATGGATATTGTCAGAATTGTGATTCCCCAAGCTCCTGACAATTTCTTGGAGCTCGTTACCAACGAACAGATGTTGGCTATCGGCATCGATGTTTTTGAGATGAATTACGGGTCCGTTTCAAAAAACTTGAAAAGCCTCTTCCCGAATCTTCCGGAATTGAAACCGGAAAAGTAACTCTGGATGAGGCCATCGCTGAATTTTTGACAGTTTACGTTCAATACGACCTGTCCCATTTTTATGTAAAAACATTGGATGAGGGCGGTCTCACTTTAGGACAATTCGAGTACTTGTATGAGGAGATGCAGAAGGACAAAACGAGAAGAATGAAATTTGAGGCAGCTCTGCATGGAGTGAACTTGGACTCCGAGGAGTTTAATGAAGCTATCGGAGAAACTAGTAAACCCGCAGAAAAAATGCCGATATTTGAATCTCTCGATAAGTATAAAGAGCTTTCTAAGGAGGAACGAGAAAACCTTACTAAGGAAATGAAATCAAAGCACCAGAAATGGCATAAAGACCTTTCTACAAATATGAGCGGCGGTTTGTGATGGCAGAAGATCTCAATCTTGGAGTAAGATTCTCGGCCTCTGGAACTGCCGAGTTCAAATCCATCATTCGAACTCTGAGACTGACAATTGAGGGTTTGGCACAATCTGAGGCCAAGCTCAATGCTGTTTTGGATCAGAGCAAGAATAAAGCCTATCAGACTTCTGCCTCTTTTGAGCAGCTTACTCGTTGGCAAGAAGCTCTGGGAAAAATTTCTCACGATACCAGGGGAAAAACGGAGGCTTTCCGCGCTGCTCTGGATCATGTGATTAATAGATCCTACAAGTCTGCCACTTCTCTCAAAGTTATGTATTCCGCTCTTCAAAAGGCGGAACAAGATATTATTCGTGAAAATATTGCGTTGGGCAAAAACGCAGTGGAGGCACGAAAAGCCGCCACTACTTCCGAGCTTCTGGCACGAGCTCAGAAGATTATGGAAGCTCAAGTTAAAAGGACTACCAGGGCACAAAAGGAACAAACGAATGTTGCTCACCGTCATTTGAGCGCAATGGACCGTCTTAAGAACGCAATGAGAATCGTTGCGGAGTACGGAGGGGCTGCTAGGGTATTGCAGCTCGTGACGGGTGCGTTCAGTGCTGGTATCAGCGAAATTCATGCTTATGACCAAGCACTTCATAACTTGCAAGCTATTACCGGTGCCACCACTGAAGAAGTGGGGCGCATGGCAACGGTTATCAAAGACGTTGCTGGAATAACTAAGTTTTCTACCAAGGAAGTTGCTGAAGGAATGGTCTTGTTGGGCCAGGCGGGCTTCAGTGCTACCGAATCCATTGATGCAATGCAGCACATTGCGGATTTGGCAACTGGTACGCTCACTTCCATGGAGTATGCTGTAGATCTTGTAACCACAGCTATTCGTGCCTTCCAATTAGAAACCAATGAAACTCAGCGAGTGGTCGATGTTTTTGCCAACGCTGTGAACAAATCCAAGCTCACCGTTGATAAGTTGCGCATTGCGATGAACTATGTCGGCCCGATTGCTGAAAAGGCTGGCTTGGAAATCGAAGATGCCGCCGCAGCAATGATGCAGCTCGCTAATAGTGGTGTTAGAGCGTCCACAATTGGTACGGGCTTGCGTCAGATGCTTTCTCGATTGCTCAGTCCCACCAAGAAGATGCTTGATGTGTTCGAGGCTACTGGAGCCAACCTCGAGAGGCTCAACCCGCTTACTTCCGATTTCAGGGATGTTGTTGACGAACTTTCTGTAACTATCACCAACGCAAAGCAAGCATTCCAAGCATTCGGACTTCGCGCCGCACCCGCTGTCCTCGCTATTGTTAAGGAGGGTGTGCAGGGCTTTGATTTGATGAGAGCTTATACTGAAAGAGCTGGTTCTGCTTCTCAAATGGCCACTCTTCAGCAAGAAGGTCTCGGCATTGCACTCAAAAACACAAAGGACAAATTGGGTCTGGTCGCCATTGCTCTGGGTGAAAACGGGCTCATTGGTGCGTTCAAAATATTCTACGATGTGGTTCGTGCTGTAATCGATGCTTTTACGGAGTTACTCAGAAATCCTCTGGGTGCTGCTCTGACCACTTTTGCGCTGCTTACAACTACCATTTTTGGTACCAAAGCGGCATTTACCCTTTTGTGGTCGGAATTAGCCAAAGTTTGGCTTGTGGGCCGTCTTATTGCAGCCGTAAATCTGCTCACTGCTAGTATTCGAGTTCAAGTTGCTCTTCTTGGTGTTTGGAGAGTTGCAATGAACTTGATGTGGACCGCCATATCCAGATTATGGATGCTTTTGGCCGCTCATCCGCTCGTTGCTATTACCATAGGTGTGGTAGCTGCGGTTTCCGCTTGGAAAGCCTACACCACCGCTACGGAAAAAACTTCTGAAACAACTCGCAGACAAATTGAGATTTTTAAAAATCAAATCAAATTTATCGATTCTCAGATTAAGGGCATTAATGCTCTGAATAAAATCATTCATAACAGTCTTACCACGGATCATGAAAAGCAAATCGCTCTCAAGAATTTGTATACCGAAATTGGAAAATCTTCGGAGTACATCGATGAGGCGACTGGAGAATTGAAGGATTACGAAAAAGCACTCAGAGACTCCTCTTCCGCTGCCGAGGAGTTTATCAAGGGTAAAGCTGTTGAAGCTACCAAAAAGAATTTGGAAGCCTTTACTCTGCTGAGAACTAGAATTACTCAGCTTCAGGAAGAATATAAAACTTTGGAAATTTCTTTCATTGCATCTAACAAAAAGATGCAGGAAAGTGCGGATTCGATTTTTGCTCCTCTCATTCGAAATTACATCGACAAAACGGCAAAACAACTCGAAGAAAAAACAAAAACTTTGGCAGATGCTCAGCGAGAGTATCTTGACATGGCCGATAAGTACATCGATATGTCAAGAGCTCAATACGCCGCCGAGCTTCGTAATCTCAATTTGACTGAAGAGCAAATCAAGAAAAGAGCAGAATTTTGGACTGGTATGGATAGACCCAAGTTCGAAGAGTTGCTCGATATGATTGGTCTTGAAACTGAAGCCAGAGAAAACGCACTCGCAGCTTGGGATTCTCAAGTTGCTCGAAGAGAAATTATTCAAAATAGGGAATTACAAGCGCACAAACAACTCTACGTCGGCAAACTCGCTGAGGATAAGGCATACTTAGAAACGAGTGGCAAGATTTTTGAAGAAGCTGGCACGGATCAGACCACTGTATTCCGTGACAATCTTACAAATTATGCCAGGGCGCACAGATCCATGATAAACACCATTATTGGTGATTACAGGGGGTTTGTGACTGCCATTGGTGCTTCTCTTGATGAGGGAGAAGATCTTTTTAAAAAGTACGGCAAACGTGTTTCCGAGGAAAACAAGGAAGCCTATAATAAAATCAAGTTCTACCTTGAGGAGTACGTCAAGCAAATCAAGGATAAGTTGGACGATGCCAAGGAGTCTTGGGCAGACTACGCGGATCAAGTTCGCTCTGTAAATACTGAAATTTTTGATGTTTTGAGGGAAGCTCAGGATGAGGAAAGGGAGCGAAAGAGGTCCCTTCTTTCCGACGCCAAGAAATACAATGAAAGTATTATGCAAGCGGCGAAGGAGCAGATTCTTCTCAATAAGGCTGCCGGAGACTACGCCGCCGCTGTTAAAAGGTACACGGAAGAAAAGAACAAGGGTGAAAACGCCGATAAGGGAACTCTTAAGAATCTTGAGAATGAAATTAAAGCTCAAGAAAAACTCGTTGCTCTGTATAAGGGTAGAGTACAGTCCGCTAAGGATGAGCTTTCGGTAGTGGAAAAGTTTTCTGATCAGAAGAAGGTCAACAGGGATCAGGCTTTGATTGACAGGCAGATGTTCAACACACTGTCTCAATATCTTGCCGTTAAAAAGGAACTTGCTCAATTTGAAGAAACAGCTTCCCGTGACAACGTGACCAGATTGGTTGCCGAAGAAAAGGCTATGACTGATCTTTTGAATAAGGTCAATTCCACGGAAGCCAAAATCAACATTGACTTTGATGATGTTATTAATGCCAGAGAAGCTACCAAGCAAGCTGCCGAAGAGTTCGATAAACTTCTCAAAGAAGTGGAACAAGTTACTGGTAAAATGAGTGCAGCTTTCAAAAATGTTTCTAAGGACGTTGTTGATGTTGGTAAAGTTAGAGTTCAACTTAAGGTTGATGAAGAGGCTTTTAGAAACTCTTTGAATGAGGAATTTTCTAAAATCAACACAGGACAAACGAACGATTTGTCCCGGTCTGTTCAAATATTGGGTAAGTTTGATAAGAATCAAATTATGCAGGATTTGACTTCTGCTCTTGAACCTGTTCAAGAGAGAATCAATAAGAAGGACTTTAACGCCCTTATCAAGTGGTACGGCGAGTACAACCCGACGTTGCCCCTGGGTGAGGCAGTTCAAGGAATTATTGATTTAATTCAAAGCATTCCCAGTGAAGTGGGGGATTTGGCAGTTACCGTTAACCTCACCGCCCTCACCGAGGCTGTTGATAAGACTTCCCAACTTATCAATGATATTTCTGTTTCTTTGAATTCGGTAAGCTCCTCCACTGTTTCGTGGTATGACGCCCTGGGTAAAGTTGGTGTTGTAATCGCTGGAGCTTTCACCTATGTTGTTAAAATCAGGGATTCCCTGATTGAGAGTGTTTACAAAACAAAGGAAATCAAGGACATTTTGGAAGCAATGTCCTCGATGAAAATTACTCCTGATTTTCAACCTCAGCCTGACCTTACTTTGGTCAACAAGGCTATCAAGAAACTGAAGGAAACGATTTACACCAAGGTCGTTTACACTTCGGAAGATAGAACTTCCGCTCCTAAGGGACATAGACTCGGTGGTCTTATTCGGAAAATGATGGGGGGCGGCTTCCTTCCTGGGTACGGCGGCGGAGACAGAGTTCCCATTCTCGCAGAGGACGGCGAATATATGGTGAGGAAGGAAGCTGTTCGTACATACGGTAAAAGCGTTTTGGATGCTATCAACTCCATGACGTTCAATCCTCATAGAGCAGTGCCTAAATTTAAGGAAGGCGGAATGATTCCTGGTAAGCACGAATCCATGACTGTTCGTTTCCAAAGCGATGGCACGGAGTACCCGGTGGAAATAAAGGGCTCCGATAACATCGATGTTTTCAGGGAATTCACCAAAACTTTGAATAAACTTAATTTGACCTCTTCCAAGAGGTAACTATGCCTGCTATCAATTTCTATTTGTTCTCTTCAGATGCTACCGGCAATCCTCCTAATAAGGACACTGCCAATACTTTGATAGCTCTTCCTTTTCCCAAAAATCTTAGGGACAAGGAAGCTGGGTCTATCTTCCAAGCTCCTGAGGGAAGAGGATCTGTTCATATCACGCTTGAAGGCATTGTTGTGCAAGATTTTGGCATTCCGTCGAATTTTTCGGGGGGCCAAATTTTTCTTGAAGACACTGAAGCAATAGACACTACAGTTAAGAACGCGCTAGAGACCGCATATCTCGCAGAAGATACCGACTGGTACTTCACAGATAGCATTGACATTTACAAGGTGAAGTTTTCTCGAAATCCGGTAGGGTTTCATTCCTGGTTAAGCTATGCCATTTACGCGGCAACTGGAAAGAAAGTTTACAGCTACTCCATGAACTTGATAATTGTTGAAAGGGTAGTCTAATGGATTGGGATGTACTTTTAAACGGCACGAGTATCAAAGCTCATGTTCAGTCCTTCACTGTTGAGGGCTCCATGGATGCTTTTGCTTATCAGTTTACTTTGAATATGGCCTCCTTTGATCCTTTTGTTGGATGGGAATGGCACGTTCTTCCTTCTGAACCGGTTCTTGAAATCAGAATAAAGCCCGATGTTTCTTGGATTTCTCTTGGAACTTACTACGTGGAAAAACCATTCTTTGAAGTTCAACCCGATTCGTCTGTGATGCAGGGCATTTGGGGTAGAAGTGGTCAGGCAAGAATGATGACACCTTTTGCCTCCAAAATTAATATGACTTGGAATTTTGATACCATGTTCAATTCCATTGTTGCAGACATTCTTGCGGAAGC